TTATAATAAGTTATACTTTCATTATTTGTAAACATTTATATTATTATTATAATATTTGAAAATAATATTTTGAAATTCAATGATTTTTTAAAAATTTAATATTTATTTTGTTTTTATTTTTATATTTTCTATAAATAATTTATGAGAGAAAAGATTTAAAGGGAAAATATTTTATATACAATAAGAAATGCCAACCATTAAGGAAATTATTAAACAAGAAATGATTGAAAAAAAACAAATCAAAAAACAACAAGAAAAAAAGGCTCGCTTTTTAGATTTAATTGAATTTTCGGCAACACCTGAATTTAATTTCAGTTATAGATTTAGAACAAGATATGAAAATAAAATAATGAAAAAATTACAAAGCTTAAATGATGATCTATTAATTGAAGAAATAAGACTAATAATTAATAAACTACTTCAAACAAATAGTTTTGCTTTAACTAGCAAACCATATAGAGATTTTTTAGAACTATTTTAAATTTAATATATACAAATTTTAAATTTAAAATTATTTAAACCAGATGTAAATCCATTCTTTTTTTATTGTTTGTGTTCTTTTGGATTTATACATATTTATTTTTCTGTCCGCTTTTCCTAAAATTTTTTTAGCTATTTCATAAACATCTTTTGGAATATTAAGACAATAAACCCCCTTAGGTTGTAAATATTTATATGTCTTGGTTATGATAGGAATATAAAAATTTTTGTTCCAGTCTTCCTCTGTTAATTTTTCATTATATTTATACTGTTCTATATTATAATATGGAGGCGATGTCAAAACAAAATCATAATATAATTTGGAATAATCAACCGTTAAAGCATCTTGAAACAATAATTTTATTTTGGTTTCTGTATATGGTGAAATAAATTTAACCATATCAGATAACGGTTTTTTTAAACTTTTGTTTAAATCTATCCCAATATAATTTGGAATATCTAAAGCACAAGCCCCAACCATTCGGCCACCCCAACCCATTGTAAAATCTAAAATTGAAGTTGGTTTAAATATACAATAAATATGCTTTGCTATTATTGGTTTAAAAATAGCAACATTTAAACCTGCATATAATTGACCGTATTTATAATTAATTTTTGTTTCCGGCATGTTTGCTGTTTTTTTGTTGTATTCTTTTAATGATTTATATGAATTGGTTTTTTTGAATTTGTTTATATTTGTTAAAAAATCATAGTAATTTAAGCCTTTTAATCCTTTTACATCTAATCTTTCATAAAAAGTAAAATAATCGACGATTTTATTTCCTACTAAAGATCGCACATTGACATTAGAACAGGTTATTTCTTTTAATTTTAAAAAATCTTCTTTAATTTCTTCTTTTGTGTAGTCTCTTAATTCTTTCGCCAGTTCTTTTTTCTCTTTTAAAGTGAATTTATTTTGTTTCATTATATTTATATATGTTTATAAAAAAACCGTTGGAAAAATCAATGATTTTTTTATAATTTTATTCAACGGGCACGGTGTCCATACGGTCTCATTTTTATTTTTATTTTAAAATTTTTTAGATGGAAAACACATCACAAATATATATATATTTTGTATAAAAGACCGTTGGATGAATTCAAAAAAATGGGGTTTTAAAAACTTTTTTGAAAAAATTATTTTTTTTTTTTCCTAAAAATCTCATTTTAACCCTACGGTGCATACGGTCGATACGGTTTTTTACATTATTTTATATATTTATATTTTATAGATGTAATTCACATACAAAAAATATAAAATATGACCGTCGGATAAACCGTAGGGTTAAATATAAAAAACTGCCTACCCTACGGCCGTTAGCTCTTTCAATTATTTGTCAAATAACATATTATTTTATCATTTTTTTTAAGATCATCACTAAACATTGAATTAAAATCATCGGTTGATAAATCTGAAAAACTCATTCGAACAACACAATAACGCCCGCACGTCGAACTTTTGCTATCTTGCAAACATTTATCATTAAAATCTATTTCATAGGGACTGTTTAATAATAAATCAGTCAAATATTTATAATCCATTCCTCGTTTATATCTTAGTTCTGGTGGAACTTGCCCCATATTAGTTTTTCCATCTGGTTTGCTTCCGAAACTATCAAAAAAATAAATTTTATTGTCTTTCCCCTTAAATAAACACGTCCAATGCCCCACGGCTGGTTCCCAATTATACAATATACAAACTCTATTAAAAGGGCTTAATAATTCGTCAATATTGTCATATTTTTTCAAATCACTATAAACCATAATTTTTAATTTATCATCAAATATATTTTTTAAATCAGATGACGATAAAGCATAATTAATACTTTTTTCCATATATATATATATTAAGATGTTAATTTATTTTGAAAACATAATAAATCATTAGCCAAAACCAGTTGGGGAACATCTCGAATAATTGTTATGCTTCGGCTATTTAGTTTTTTTAGTGCTCTTAATTCTTCTTTATCAAACCCGAAATAATTTTGTAAAACATATTCATTTGAATGTGTGGCGCTATCTTTAAAATAAACAAAATGTGTGCATGCATTTAAGATGCGCTTCGATTGACCGTGCGACGCTGCGATGTGAAGCGTTAATATTAAATATGTGTCAAGACTTCGCCCAACTTCTAAAATTTTAGCTATTAAATCAAAAACGTCTTTTTCTTGTTTCTTGTCGCTTATCACGTCGACATCATCAAATAAAACCAAACATTCTTTAAAGTCGTCGGCTTCAAATTGAGCGTCCGCCAGTTCTTCAATTGGTATTCTTTTATGAATTAACTGATCCAATAATTTATCGCTAGTTTTTTGTGAAATTAAATAAATTCTTCTTTTTGGATAAAATTTTTTAAATTGTTGTAAGTATTGAGCCACCCAAAATGATTTGCCCGATCCAGCACGTCCGCACACGAACAACCGCTGGGGCTGACCATAAACATTTGATGGTGCGACCTGAAAATTTCCAGATCTTAAAACCATTTTATCTTTTTGAATATTTGAACCAGATAAGCCCGCCCCCGAAACTTCTTCGTTTAATAATTCATCAAATTCTTCTTCGCTTAATTTTATATTTTTATTTTGAAAAGCAGTCATTATTTTTTTTAATCTTGTTAAATCAATTTCGTCTTCTCCTCCGTGAATTTTATTATGATAAGTAATTATGGCGCATTGATCGCAACATTTTTTGCCTTTTTTGCATTTATCCGAACAATCTAAACAGCATTTATGATCTGAAGCATATAAAAAAATTTCAGTTCCATTTTCGGCTTTAATATTGGAATTTTCAACAACTGCAATTCGCTTACCTCGTGTAAAACTTAACTCTGACATATTATATATAATATTATTAGAAAATATTATATTTAATAAAAAAAACTGTGAATATTAAAGTATATATTTTTTAGGAATTTTAAAATTATAACCTATTGTAATTTTATTAATTGTATTGTCGAACCTGTCAGAAATATTTTCCAATAATTTTAATGAAATAGATGAGCTTAATAATTCGTCAATATGTTTTTCATTAAATGGGAACTGATAAATATAAGACAAGAACGGCTTCAAATTGTTTAATTGAATTTTTATTTTTGAATTGTATTGATTGCCGTAAAGTTCTATAATTGACATACAAGTTTTAATTATGGCGTTAGCTTTATTTATAATTGATAAATTTGAACTAATAATAGGATATAATTTTTTTAATGTTGTTATATCATCGCTTAAACTTGCTAAAGTCCAAACCCTTTTCAAGGCTTTCAATGGTTTATTATTTACTATATATTCAAGTAAATTAAATTTAATACAATATTCATAATTTTTGGGGTCTGCAGACAAAGGCGGAAAAGTAAAACCATTTTTTATGGAACTTTCATTTGAAAAAACGTTGGAAATCTCAGTTAAAAAACCCGCATAAGTAAAAGCCATATCAATTTTAGTTATGAATAAAGGAACGGCTTCAACTAATTTCATATATTCATTCTCCCCCTTTAAAACTTGTTCGGGTGTCCATCTCATAGTAATTAATTTTCTTATAAGTTCGCATAATTCAAAATATTCACTTAATGAAATATTAGGCTTACATAATTTAATTAATTTTGAAAATGTTTCTTTATCAATATGTTTTTTGTGTGAATGTATTTCTTTTAATGTTTGATTAAAATCAAAATCAATAATTTTCGAGTTTTCAATATAACCCAAATTTTTAAAACTATCAATAAAATAAGGGATTAACCCGCTTTTAATGTCTAATATAATATAATCTGGATTTTTAAGGATTTTTTTAACTATTGTTTGAAGAGCTGAAACAACTTTTTTATCATCTTTTCCGAATTTTTCGCATATATCAATATCGCTAGCGTCTCGAAATGCTTTTTTAATAAAAGAACCTGCGAAAATAATATTTTTAGGATCATAACAAATTGTTTTAATAGCATCATTAATTTCATCATTAAATGAATTAGGAATAATTTTTTTTTTATTAAATAAATTCATATTATAATAATGGATATAATAT